ACGTCTACAGTTCCAATGTATTGAGTATCGAAGGGAACGTCAACGCCCAAAAAATGACCCTCGGGACGATCGCTGTGACCTCGGCGTACGGTCTCAACCACGTGACCGCCCAAGGAAGTGCGAGTGGGGATACGATTTCTCTGTCTAACGTGACCACGGGTCTCGAGGTGACCTCAAACATTACCGTGGGTGGGAATGTTACTGCCGAGACACTGATTACCTCTGCGAACGTCGAGGTTGGGAACCGACTCAAGTTTTCGGGGTCTAATGTTTTCGTGGATACTCTCCGAATCGCAGATCTCGCTGCGAACCTTGTCACGTATGACAAAACGACCGGGGAACTCATGGATTCTGGTGGTCTTTTCGCCAATAAACTGGCGGTCGTCTCGGTCCAACCCCCATCAGCCCTGAGCGCCAACGCGACAACCATCGCGAAACACGGGACGTATACCGTTTCAACAACGAGTCTCGCCGCGAATTCCAATGCGTGGAACGCGTTCGATGGGGACACGGCTGTGGAATGGACCTCTTCCCCCACGGGTGATCACTTATACGATGCTGGTGCGGGTGTATACGGCGGAACATCCAACCTTTTCACTGGGAACTATATCCAACCCGGTGTTTCGAGTGCTGGTGAATGGCTCGCGGTTGAGTTCCCGTACAAAGCGACCCTGCGTCACATGAAACTGACCCCTCCCACCGACCTAACTAAGTTCCCTGCCTCCGCGAATGTCTATGCGACCAACGATTCTTTGACTTGGACGGAACTGACGAACTGGAGCGGCGTGGATCCCGGGTCAGCCTCGAACGTTCAAACGATCATCGTGAATGCCACTGAGTCCTTCAAAAAGTATGCGATGGTCGCGACGAAAACGAATGGGTCGAATACGGACGTCGCCCTCGCCGAGTGGGACCTTTTCGCGGAATCCTTCTCGATCGAGGGGGGGAAGATGACAGCGACAACATTTTCAGTCGGTGGAGCAGGTCGTGGCGGCGAGGCGACCACAAAGACATTCGTGGTTACTGTATCGGATGCCAGTGGTGCTAATAAATACTACATAGACGGTGTACAGCAATCTTCTCTGCAATTAGAGCAAAACCATACGTATATATTTGACGTATCTAGTACGACTCTTTCGGGTCACCCACTTATATTTTCAACAACCGCCACTGGTGGTGAATATACTACGGGTATAACGAATTTAGGGGCGTACGGAGGTGGAGGTACAGCCACGAGAACATTTGTGGTCTCCGCAGATTCCCCCACAACACTTTACTATTTCTGTACAGCCCACGCTGGTATGGGGGCTACGATAAGTATCTCTCCCACGGCAGAATTCGAGGTTTCTGGTCGTATCATGTCTAGAGACCTCGTGGTCACAGGTGGCACGACCGCCCAGAGACCGACGTATGCACCTCCAGGTACGATCAGGTACAACTCCACAATCGGGTTCATGGAAGCATATACGGGGTCAGGGTGGGCCCCTATCGCCCAACCACCCACGGTCACGGGTATTTCACCGTTAACCACACTTCCTAGTGGTGGGACAGTGGTTGGGTCTTGGGGTACGGGTACAAAGATTGTAGCATCGGATAAGGCGGCGGGTGACAATTTCGGCAGGAGTTGCGCCATGAACTCAGACGGGACGAAGGTTATCGTGGGGGCGTACGTGGAAGATCCGGATGGTACTACCGACGCCGGTTCTGCTTATATATATACCTACAGTGGTTCGTCTTGGGATACGGGTACAAAGATCGTGGCATCCGACAAGGCGGCGAGCGCGTTTTTCGGTGGTAGCGTCTCCATGAACTCTGACGGGACGAAGGTTATTGTAGGTGCGAACGGTGATGGACCTTATGCGGGTGCTGCTTATATATTTACCTATGATGGTTCGTCTTGGGATACGGGTACAAAGATTGTGTCATCAGACCTGACGAACAGTGACCAATTCGCTAACAGTGTCGCCATGAGTGGTGACGGGACGAAGGTTATCGTGGGGGCGTCCAATGAAAACCTCGCCTACGGTTCTGTATATATCTATACCTACAGTGGTGGGTCTTGGGGTTCAGAAGTTAAGATTGAAGCATCAGATAAGGCGGCGAATGACCAATTCGGGGAGAGCGTCGCCATGAACTCGGATGGGACGAAGGTTATCGTGGGGTCGCCATATGAAGATCCGGGTGTTACTAACGCCGGTTCTGCTTATATCTATACCTACAATGGTTCATCGTGGTCTCAACAACAGAAGATTGAAGCATCAGATAAGCAGGATAGTGACCGATTCGGTGATAGCGTCGCCATGAGTGGTGACGGGACGAAGGTTATCGTTTCGGCGTACTTAGAAGATCCAGATAATATTAGTAGCGCCGGTTCGGTCTATATCTATACCTACAATGGTTCATCGTGGTCTCAACAACAGAAGATTGAAGCATCAGACAAGGCGGTGAATGACTATTTCGGCTACAGCGTCGCCATGAACTCGGATGGGACGAAGGTTATCGTGGGGTCGCAATATGAAGATCCGGATGGTACTACCGACGCCGGTGCTGCCTATATCTATACCTACAGTGGTTCGTCTTGGGGTATGGAAACAAAGATTGTAGCATCAGACAAGGCGGCGGATGACCGTTTCGGGTGGAGCGTCGCCATGAGTGGTGACGGGGAGAAGGTTATCGTGGGGGCACAAAGTGAAGATCCGGATACTATTACTGACGCCGGTTCTGCTTATATCTACGACACTGTGCAAACCACCACCTCAGGCTTCGTGTTTGACACATCAACCCAAGTATTCACGGCGACGGGTACGGGTATTGTCAGTGGATCGACGGTACAATTGGAAGGTGCCGATGGAAGTTTGTATAGTGTTGTCGATGCGACCGCACCGAACGCCGCCGGGACACAAGTAACCTTTAAAATGGGGAATGAGGCGGTTGAGTTTCCACCTAGTGCGATGACAAATGCTACTTCTATACCGGGGTACACAGCGACTGCCTCGGCGGCGTCCCAATACGCGTGGCGTGCGGTTCGAAACACGGACCTCGGTGGTAACTACTGGTCAGATAATACCCAAGACATACTCGGGGGCTACGATACCAATGCACCCTATGCACCGGGCCAAAGAGCTCCGGCAACTCAAGATATAAGCGGAACAACACATCGCGGTCATTGGTGGCAGTTACAAATACCCAACCCAGTTATACTAACTCGTGCTGTAATAGGCAGTCGGACTTTGAGCTTTGTACATGGGCTATTTGTTATATTAGGGAGCAACGACACTACGAATTGGACATCGCTTCATGCTGGGGAGGGGCTGACATCAGATGCGTTGAGTGGCCTGTCCACAAATGTCACAACACTATCCACGGGGTCGACCGAAGCATTCAAATATTTCAGAGTGGTAATAAAGACAAAGAGAAGCACGACGGGGCACAATTATCTCGGAATCAACAATATACAATTTTTTGGTGGATCGGGATCTTGGGCTCTCGCCCAACAACCCTATAAAGTTAAGATTAACAGTACATCGGGTTTGAACGGGACCAGTACTGCTGCGATTGGGTTTGCGACTGGGTGGACTACCGCGACTGGTGCGACCCTGATTTTCGATCCTGCTGTGTCCGAAACTCAAACACTCGCAGGTACAGATGGTGGTGGTGGTTCCAATAGGAAGTTCTCTGTAGCACCCGGTAGTAACGCCTTACCAGCTAAGGTGGGAGGAGGTACCCTCGTCCTTGATGGGAGTTCAGGTGAGATAACAGGTCAAATTGCGGCTACGGGTACAACGAGTGTAACATTCCGATTGACTGATAATAGCAGTGGACTGTTCACAGATAGAGCAATCAATATCGTGGGGATCGACTCACTCTACTCATTTACCTCACATACGTTCACGAATGCTGCTGCTACGGGACGATATGGTCCTACGTTCGCCCAAATGAAAACTGCATATGCTTCGGAGGTATGGGAACAAGATACCGCATTTTTTAATGAAATATCTGGGAAACAGGGGTTCCAACTTTGGACTATACCTAAGACGGGGTCGTATACAATCAAGGCATATGGGGCGTCCGGGACTCTGGGTGGCAATTCCTCAGCTGGTAGACCCGCCTGGACCCAAGGTACCTTTTCTTTAACGAGAGGGCAAAAACTAACCATTATTGTCGGTCAGTCGTCTCCCCTTCCAATCTCCACAAACAACGCTGGGGGTGGTGGGGGGGCTTCATGGGTTCTCAAGGAGGATTTCGGAAGCTCGGAAGCCACGGCGAGTAGTTTATACCTTGTCGCGGGTGGTGGTGGGGGTGGGACCGCTGCTAATGGGGGAGGCTTTAGTTTCGCCCACGCCGATGCTGGTCGGTCTCAAGCTTCTCTTCAGAATTCATGGACGGCGGCATCCAGTGGAGATTTTGGCTCCGGTGGCGGGGCTTCATACGGTATAAATGGTGATGGTGCAGGTACTCCTGGTCCGTCAGGTGGTAAGAACCCATACAATGGCGCGGCAGGAGGAAATTACGGGTACAATAGTAGCTCATATAACGGCACAGGTGGATTTGGTGGTGGTGGTGGTAGTGGGGCACACAACGCTGGTGGTGGTGGTGGGTACGTGGGTGGTAGGGCAAGCAACAACTACACTACTGAAGGTGGTCATGGTGGTTCCTCGAGGAATAATGGTACAAACGTTACATTTGGGTACGATTCTACGGTCCCAATACAAGGTAAAGTTATCATAACCTTAAATTAATATCGGGGTAAAGTATATATGCTCTCCCAAGTATTAGAAAAAATGTTTCCGGGTGAACCCTATACCTCCGATGGAACCACATGGGATAGTGTCGTTTTTGAAAATATAGTAAAACCCGTTGATAAGACGTATGAAGATACACTTTACAAACTCCAGAATACTGATGCGATCAAAAAGTTTCGGGAGGAACGCAACGTTCTCCTCGATAAGAGTGATAAGTACATGACCTCAGATTATCCACATAATTTGGTAAAAGATATTCAAGATTGGAAAGAGTACCGCCAAGCCCTCAGGAACTTTCCCATGATAGCTCGACCCATCCTAGACGCGGACGGAAACCTCACTGGTGTTGAGTGGCCGGTCGTTCCAAGTTCATAAACCCTCTTTCCAAGTTCATAAACCCTCAAACCAAACTTTACAAACTGAACAGAGTTTCTAAAGTTCGTCGCCCAGTCTCACTCGTGATGAACGACTTCGTCGTTCGCGGGTGAATTCTTTTTTCCCCACCTATATTAAATGTCCATCGAGGCACCTCAGGGTATTTTGAACATCCCGAATGCTACCTTGCGTGTCGGGAAGTTGGTGGTGAACGAGGTCGTCGGTGCGGATACCATTCTGAACACGGTCGCCAGGAACACCATCCTTCTCGTCGATGGTGACACGTACCACGAAAACAAAAATTGGGACCTGAAACTCCCCAACGCATGGGCCGGTGAGTTCGAGTGTAACACCGCCTCAGCAGGGAACTATTCCGAATTCAACTTTTATAACGAAGGGGCCACCTCAAATGCCCAGGGGTACAACCTAACCTTTAACGATACCGCCGTCCAGCTCAGGTACGACGGAACCCTCCTCACATCCGGGACCATCGCCTCGACTGTCACCGGAACGGGGGTCAAGAAGGTCCGGCTCCTATTCGAGCGGACCATCCTCAGTGTGACCGTCGACGGGACCCTCATCTTCACCCACAACGATACGGGTGGGCCCAGACCCCGCGTGTACAGCACGACCGCCGGTGGGTTCCTCAACTTCTTTACGGACGGTGGGGCGCTCAAGAACCTTAAGATTGTTAACGAAAAGTGGATCTCCGATGGAACGAGTAATATCGCATACGTGGGGGGGAATGTGACCCTCGGTGCAGCCCTAGATGTTGTGGGAAATGTCGCGGTGGATACGAACACCCTCTTCGTGGACTCAGTGGGGAATAAAGTCGGCATCGGGACGACCGAACCAGGAGCGACTCTTGAGGTCACGGGGAACGCTTTCGTGTCCGCGAACTTGGCGGTGGATACGAACACCCTCTTCGTGGACTCAGTGGGGAATAAAGTCGGGATCGGACGGACGGATCCAGGGTCAGCCCTAGATGTTGTGGGAGATGTTGCCATTTCCTCAAACTTGGCGGTGTCAGGGAATCTAAATGCCACTGGAAACTTTTTACTATCGGACGGATATACACAGATAAAAGATAGAGTGAGAGTGTTAAATGGTGAGACATCATTTTATGATCCCGACAATGTTCTCAGAACAGCTCGCCGAACAATCCTTGAAATTAATGCGACTGCTCCAAATACTAGTAATACCGCACAAAGGGAATATACGGGGTATATAGAACTCGAGATGACAGCTCAAAGAACCGTTGCGGGTTATGGAACTTCCAGCGGTGGGTTTGTG